AAAATAGCTTGTGTTGCCGTGAGAGTAGTTGGCGATCCTGCTCCTAATCCCGCAGTTCCAGCAGCCACAGTTAGCTGGTTACTATTTATGTCTGTGTACGGTCTCCATAAAACAGGGAGCATTGAATTTACATCTACTGCTACTTTATCCGTAGCTGATAAATCCGCTAATGTGTTTCCTGTAATATTCTTAGCAGCGTAAAGATGGTTTACAGAAAAAGTAGGTGTACCGCTAGGATCTTTTATTGTGACTACAATTGGAGGGACTAATCCTGACTCATGTACTATAAATAAAAAATTACCATTTTGGGCATACTGAACTTTATGAATGTCTTGCCCGTAAGGGATAACGCCTTCATATCCTCCACCGTCATCATAGTAACTTTCTGCAATTATCTGAGAAGTATACGATGTAAAAAGAGCAGAGAAAAAAGCAGGTGAATAATTATAGATCTGAATAACGTTTCGTGTTTCAAGTTTTACAATTGCTACTAAGTAACTCTGAGTAGCGGACAATTGGAAAGGTATCAAGTGTACGTCTAAAACATCTTCTAATGTTGCAGAAGGATTATCATAGAGTCCGTTCAAATGTGTTACCTGCCCTAGGTGCGTGGTTCCTGGTCTTCGGACAGCTGGTCCTTGCTTCGATGGCAGGAAATTAAACATCTCTTTAACGCCTGACTTATATTGATCGAGGTTGACTCTGCCCTGTACTAGTGGTGCGAGTTCTCCAGAAGAAAAGTTATCTTGTACGTTTACAAACCGTCCCATTAAAATCTCTCATTCAAATAGTAATCTACTTGTAGATCTTCATTTCTCTGTTCAAATCCGTCGTTAAATCTAGAAAACGCAAGGGCTTCCTGGTATTCAGTCATCAAAGCTTTAGCTAATTCTTTTGACTGTACTAAATCGTAAGCTGTGTCAGCCGCTAATAATGTTGAGAACATTTCAGAAAAATCAGAAGGAAACATACTAGGATCTGTTATGTTAGCTGTATATACAACATACAAAGGAAGGTCGTTACTTAAAAGTTTTCCGCTTTCTACTTTGTAATCTACATTGTGACTACCATCTACATCTGAATTAACTTTTTGCATACGAGCATAATCTCTAGGTAGCGTGTAAGAATAATCATACTGAAATTCTGGCGTAATATCTTGAGGAGTTACTATAGTATTTCCATTTCCTGAGCCTGTAATATTTATAGCTGTACCTGCTAAGGCATCGGCTAAAGATAAAGCAAGCTTAAATGTATTTACGGAAATTTTTATAACATAATAATCTGTGTTGATAGTGAATGGTACAAATAGTGCGCCATCAGTAGTTAAATGAACTTTAAGTCCCGTAATATAACCATGCGCTGTTTGCGTAAATAAATCAGTACTTACTGATATGTTGGCACTTGTTATAGTGAAAGGCTCTACAGAAAGTTTAATTCTTTTTGTAGCAAAATTCCAATTACCTTCTCGTAAAATTTTAGCAAGCATTTTAGGTAATTGCTCAGATACAGTTTTTCCCCGCTTTGTGCTTGTATCAGGGTAAGCAGTTATCTTTTCCTGTCCAAGTTTGATTAAAGCCGAGTTAGCTATCTCAAGATTTGTAGCCATAAATCCCCTATAATAGAAAGTTATTCTCTATTATAGGGGAAGGCTATTTATTAAGCAAGTACGTATAGGATAGCTACTTGAATTTTAGCAGAAGCATTTGCTCCGTTAGCATTAACTAACATTTGAAGCTGAACTTCTTCGCTAAATTTCTCGCCAAACTTGACACAGTTTTCAGCAGAAAGTAAAACTACTCCAGCAGAAACAAGAGAAACATCATCAGCGATAGAATCTTGGTCGGCTGCTTCAGCGCCTGAAGCACTGATAAGATTTCCAATATCTACAGTAATTGTTCCGCCTTGAGCAGCTGATTTAATATGTCCGCCAACAATTCTAGCTCCAGCAGGGAACTTAGGTCCAAGAAGGATAATATCCGCAGCAGCTAAAGCTACAGCTGGTGTATATTCTTCTAAAAATAATTTTACTTCTCCACTAACTTCACCATTTGGGATAAGAACCATTGGTTTAGCGTTAGCGCTTGCGTAGTTATTACCATTGAAAGTAGCCATATTTCACTCCTATTTAGTTTGAAATTTAAGGAGGGATTTCTCCCTCCGTTTTATTATAATTCAGCGCAAATAACTTCTACTACTTTTTCTTCTTCCATACGAGTAGCACCTTTATCCATACAGAAGTAAACTTGCATATCGTAAGAAAGGTCTGGTCTTTCACCAACTTTAGCCATTACATCTTTACGAATAGCAAGAAGTAATCCGTCCATAGCCCATGCGAAACATTTACGAGCAGGTGAAGTAGAGATTGTAATAGTCCCTGTTCCTGATCCGTATGCACCGTTTACTACGTTGTATGTAACGTTACCTGCTTCAGCAGCTAATCTTTCAGTTCTAATGAACTCAAATCCCATGAAGCTATTAACTTCACCTTGAACTAGAGCTTTAATAGTATTGAAATCAGAGCTAGTTACTTCAGTTTGTGCAAGAAGGCTCATTTCCTGCTCAGAAGCTAGAGCAAAATAACGCTTGATTGAAGGATCAACTTCAGCTTTGTCTAGTTTCTTTTTAACAGCTCTAAGAGTACGAATGTTTAAGTTAACACCAGTAGTAGTAGAACCATCGTGAGCAACAATTTTCTGAGCTGTTGGAAGAACTACAGAAGTTCCGCCTGTTCTACCAGAGAATGATGTGCCTAGAGCAGCTTCGATAATGATATCGTCGATCTTACGTCCAGCAGCCATTGATGCTGATTTAGCATACTCGCCTTGTGGATCGTGGATCATTTGTACTTTATCCATATCGTCTACTAGGGTAGCCCATTCAAAACGTTCAGCAGTTACTTTACGTCTTGAGTGGTCAACATTAATAAACGGAGTAGCTGAGTGACGACCTGTCTTCTTAACCATGTTTGTTAAGCCGTAACGGTCAAAATACCCTGCTTCTCCCTTTAAGCTTTCGTTACGAACTAGTGGCTTAAAGCGTGATTCTTTCTGTTGAGAAAGGTGAAAAACGTTGCTAGAAAATTGATCTACTTTTGATTGGTCGATAGTAATGTTCGACATAGAAACTCCTCCAAATAAGGTTAATAAAATAACAAAATGTTTGTTGTGATTATCCGTTGATATAACGGGTCTAAGAATACACTTGTGGTAAAGATCCTTACGGGTTGCCTTAAAGTGTATATGAATAGTATAAATAGGTATTGCGGTTTGAGTCAATACCTATTTTTAAAATAATTTATCTTTTTAACATAGAACGTAAATTAAGAGCATATTCCACAAGTCTATCGTGATCTGGGTGTCCCTTATCTGTATAGGCAGGATTAGACCATAGATTAGAAAGCTCTCTGTTAGCTTCATCAGGTGTGAGCATGTTGCTTGTAGATTTTTCTCCACCGATACCTTTATCTTCCCCAAGTGATTCACCAATTTTAGCAAATAGTTTGGCTAATTTTGTATCTGTATGTAATCCTGATTCTTCTAAATATTTAAAAATATCTGGACCACCAAATTCTTTCAAAGCTACTTGAGCCGCTTTAATCTTACTATCGTAAGCTGCGCCCCATTCTTGCTTTAATGCTCCAATATCTTTCTCAATTTCTTTTTGTGTCAACTCTTGAATATTTTTTTGAGATAACTCTAATTGACCATTGTAAAAATTTACAAATTCATTTACTTGCTTAGAGTTTAAGCCAGCTTTATGAGCTGTCTGTTTAATTCCAGAAAGAAATTCTTCACTAATCCCACTTTTTTCTGGAAGCTTTACTTCGTACTTATCAGGAGCTTCTGGTCTACCAAGTTTTGAATAGATATTTCCCCACTCATCTTCAGTAGCATATTTGTTAGGAAGGATAATTTTATCCGCTCCTACCATCTTCTGAGCATGCACATAACTTTTAGCTAAAGTTTTAATGTCTTTAACAGATTTTAAGCTAGGATCTGTTTTAACATCTTCGTCTAAAAAATCTTTCCATGTTTCTTTATTCCAGTCAATTGCAAGTGGGGTTCCTGCGTTTACTGGTGCGGGATTCGGGGTTCCTAGATCTACTAGATCTGGTGTAGTTGGTGTAGCTGTTGGATCAGTAAGCATTAAATATCTCCTCTTTCTCAATTTGATCGAGCATTAGCTTGACCTTATCTAAATCTGTTCTCATCATTTTGATTAATTGGATAGCTACTGATCTTCTGCCTTCGTTATAAGACATAACGTGGGTATTCTCACTATACGTCGAAGTAAAAAATCCTAAATCCTTTAACAGGTATTGAAGGACTGCTTCGCCGTCTTTAGTTGAGAATGTATTTTGTGCTTGTTTAATAAGCTTGATACTAGCTTCTTGCTTCTTAGAAATGTTTCCCACTCAATTACCCCTCTATAGGATTGATGCTGTTTTCTGCGCTACATCTGCTGATACTTGCGCCTTCTCTAGTTCAGCCTGTTCTTGAGCCGCTTGTATGCGCCCTTGTCGAGTCTG